CGCTGTACGCGAAGACGATCGCCGACCGAGTGTTCGAGGTCGCCGCGTGAGCGCACGTTGGGCCGCGTTCTGGTCCGACCCGTTCCTCGTCTGGGTGTGGGTGGCGCTCGCGTTCGCGCTCGTCTCCTGGCTCACCCTCATCGGCCTGCCCCGCTACTGGGCGTGGGCCGACCGTCGGCGCAGCGTCCAGTTCTTCGACGCCGTCGCCGAGCTGCCCCTCGAGGTGTACCGCCCGGAGGACGTCCTGATCGGCATCGACGTCGCGCCGGCCACTGGTCGCGAGACCGTCGTCGTCGCGCAGAAGCAGGCCGACGGGAGACTGCACATCGTCATGGCCCACGAGCGGACGGTCGACGATGAGTAGACCGACGCTGACGCCGATGATCGAACGGCAGATGCTCGACCAGCTGCGGAAGACCCCGGCGAAGTGCATCGTCATGCCGCGCTCGGCGTACAACGCTCAGGGCCAAGTGCTCGTCCACCGGGACAACCTCTCCGGCGTCCGGGCGCAGCGGCACCTGTACCGTGCGGCGATCGGCGACCTCGGCCGGAACGACTACCTCCGCGGCCCGACGTGCGGCACGGAGGGCTGCCTGAACCCGCACCACTACGTCGTCACGCAGCGCACGTCCCGCCGGAAGCGGTGCCCGCGAGGTCACCTCTACACGCCGGAGACCACGCTCGTCGATGGCCGCGACCGGTGCGCGATCTGCAAGGAGGAGCGCCTCGCCCGCCGCCGGAAGGGCGGCACGAACCCGATCAAAGAGAACGCGGGGAAGACGCACTGCATCCACGGCCACGAGCTGACCGAGGACAACGTCTACACCCGCACGAACCCGCGCACTGGCTCTGTCAGCCGCCAGTGCCGCACCTGCACCATCGAGCGAGCGCTCGACCGTTACTACGACCAGAAGGAGTCGGCATGACCACCACCACCCCCGAGACGAAGCCCGCCCGCGCACCGCGGAAGACGGCAGCGCAGAAGGCAGCCGAGCAGGCCGAGGTCGAGCAGCTGACCGCCGAACTGATCGAGGTCTGGGGCGCGTACCGCCCGGCCGAGTTCAGCGAGGACCAGATGCTGCAGCTGATGAGCGACCTCAACCCGGCGCGCGTCAGCCAGCGCACCGGCGGCGGCGGCTCGAAGCTCAGCTACCTCGAAGCGCACGACGTGAAGGCGACGCTGATCCGCATCTTCGGCTTCGCGAACTTCTCCTCCGAGCTGGTCAGCTACAAGGTCGAGAACGTCCGCCAGTGGGAGGTGAACAACAAGGCGAAGGTTCAGGTGACCGTCTCCGCGCACGTGAAGCTCACCATCCACCAGACCGGTGCCGTCTACTCCGAGGCGGCCGCGTCCAGCCAGACCGGCTCCGACGTCGGCGAGGTCATGGACTTCGCGCTCAAGACGGCCGAATCGGATGCGTTCAAGCGCTGCGCCGTCTTCCTCGGCACGCAGTTCGGCGCGTCGCTGTACGCGCAGGGTGCCACCGCCGATCAGGTGCGCGTCGTGCTCGAGGCGGCGCAGGCGAAGCTTCTGTCCGAGGGCCGCAAGAACCGGGCCACCCCGCCGCCGCAGCAGCAGCTGGCGCAGGCGCCGCTCCCGCCGGAGCAGCCGCAGGAGCCGCAGCAGCAGCCGCAGCAGGGCCAGCGTCCCCCGCAGCAGCAGCGCCCGCAGCAGGGCCAGCAGCGGCCGCCGCAGCAGCCTCCCGTCGACGACCGTCCGATGGCGATGGCCGACTACAGCCAGGGCGACCCGAACGCGCACGACGGCCTCACCCCGCCGCAGGGCGGCATGGGCGCAGTCGCCGGGGCGTTCAACCACAGCCGCGGCACCGGCGCGGTCCCGCCGCCGATCTCCGACGCCGAGCACTACACCGGCGAGACGTACGGTGACCGCTGATGACCGCCGAGACCGAGACCCTCGACATCCGGCCGTACATCACCATCGCGTGCGGGCACTGCGGCGTCGACCTCGCCTTCACCGGTGACGGCTACGAGTGCCGCCGGTGCCAGCTGTTCTTCCCTGGGGACGACGAGGACGGTCGCTACATCGACCCGACCGTCGCCCCTTGCGGGAGGACGCGGCCGCCCGCCACGATGATCCGGGAGGACCGGAAGGTGCGCATCGACTACGCGCCCTGCGACCTCCCCATCACCCATGAGTCCGACCACCACCTCGTAGGGACCACGACGGATGCCTGAGTTCGACTTCACCTCGGCCGCGGCTCTCCGGGCATCGCTCGGCGAGCCGCGGCCGCGGACCCTGCCCGACATGGTGGAGCTCGCGCTCGCGGCCGCCGACGCCGACGCCGAGATGCTCACCGGCAACCTCGAGTACGTCGAGTGGTCAGCCCGCGACCTCGTGAACCAAGTCATCGGCTTCGACCTGAACGACCGCATCCGCGAGGTGCTGCAGATCGTGATCCGACCGATGATCGAGAAGGAGATGGCCGATGGCCCCCAAGATGCGTCTTAGCACCCGGCTCTGGCTGATGTGGCAGGTGCTCCGCGGCACGGTGATCCGCGCCGAAGCCGACATCCAGATGAACCTGATCACGCTCAGCTTCGAGAACAACCCCGACCTGCGGAGGAGACTGCAGCGATGACCGAGCCCCTGATCGACGACCCATTCGTCGACCCGACCGTCCACCGCCGCGGCGTCGAGATCGCCGCATGGATGACCGACACCATCCGCTCCTGGCAGTGGGACTCCGCGCGCACACAGCAGTCCCGCCGCGGCGTGCTCGGCTTCTCCGACCTCGGCGGATGCCGCGAGTACATCAAGAACATGGTCATCGGCACCGAGTGGAAGCAGACCGTCGACCAGCAGCTCAAGTGGGCGGCGTTCATCGGCACGGCGGCCGGCGACAAGATCGAGGAGATCATGGCCGCCATGCACCCCGGCACGGTGCGCACGCAGCAGACCGTGGAGCTGGACCTCGGCGACGGCATCGTCGTCCGCGGCCACGGCGACGTGCTCCTGCAGGATGCGTTCATCGACCTCAAGAGCCGCGACACGCTCGCCGAGGTCCGGCGTGACGGCCCGCACCTCAAGGAGAAGGTGCAGATCAGCGGCTACCTCGTCGGCTCCGTCCAGCAGGGCGTCCTCCCCGAGACCTCGACCGCGCACCTCGTCTACTACGACCGGTCCGGGAAGGAGAAGGGTTTCTACACCGGCTTCTCGATCAGCTACCAGGACGCGCTCGGCTACCTGGCGAAGGCGAAGCAGCGGCTCGCCGACGTCGCCGCGGTGATCGCGTACGACCCGGACAGTGGCGAGGTCACGGTGCCCGACGAGACGCCGTGGCTGAAAGACGAGCCCGCATCCTGGTGCGAGAACGTCGGCTGCCCGTTCGTCTGGTCCTGCTGGGGCGCGTACCAGCCGACCGAGAAGATCGAGCACCCCGACGAGAAGCGCCGCATCCGCGAGTTCTACAACGTCAACGAGGAGATGAAGGAGATCACGAAGCTGCGCGCCGCGAAGAAGGAGGCGCTGCAGGGTGTCGTCGGGATGACCGATGACGGCGAGTTCACCGTGGACTGGAAGTTCATCGACGGGGGCGGCCTCCGCGCCGACTCGACCCGACTAGAAGTGAGGAAGCTCAAGTGAGTTCGAGAGGGATCATCGCCCTGGTGTGCGACGAGCCCGGCTGCACGAAGCGCTACATGGCGCTGCAGCCGGTCGAGGACGCCCGCGCCGAGGCGGCCGGTGACGGCTGGGTGTCCGGCGTCCGCGACGACATCGGCGTCGACTTCTGCCCCGACCACGTCGAATCGGCCCCCGATGTCTGACCCGATCCAGCTGCTCACCCGCGAGCTGGTCTCGCGGCTGCACGAGACGGCCGAGCGGATGGTGGCCGACGACCTCTGGCTGCTCGGCGTCAACCCCGATCTGGTGCGCCGCGAGGGTCAGCGGATGCCGCGGATCAGCATCGTCTGGCAGTACACCGACCCGTCGGCCGAGTCGATCCGCTCGACACCGCGTGCCAGCGACCTCGTCCGGGAGATGTACCGCGGCCTCACCCTTGACGGCGAATTGGTCATCGACCACCTGTGGCAGTTCCCCGGCGCGGAGAGGAACCGGCTGCGGTTCGTTTACTTCGGGTACGAGAACGGGCGGCGCCACTTCGCCCGCCGCTATTCGATCGACCAGACGCGGGTGATCCACTACGAGCGAGCGGAGGAGCAGCTGCGCGGCCGGCGCGACTGGTTCGTGGGTATCCACGACGCCCCGCCGGACTTCTGGCAGAACAACTACCGGGCGCTGGACGCCGAGCGCGCGATGCGACACGTGAACGAGATCAACGGCTTCCGAGGAGTGGATCGCTATGGCCGGTAAGCGCAAGTCCCTGATCGAGCGTCTGCTGGCGCGCGTCGACAAGGAGAGCAGCCCCGACGGCTGCTGGCTCTGGACCGGCGCGCGCAACGGCGGCGAGAAGCCCTACCAGGGCGGGTACGGGGTCATCTGGGTCGAGACGCAGTACATCGACGGGAAGCGCGTGCAGGTGTTCGAGCGCGTGCACCTCGTCACCTACCGGCACTTCGTCGGCCCGATCCCCGAGGGTCACGTCATCGACCACGTGTGGGAGCGCGGCTGCCGCAACCGGCACTGCTGCAACCCCGCCCATCTCGAACCTGTCGTCCACCGAGAGAACACGATCCGCGGCTTTGCCGCACGAAAGGAACGCAATGCCGAAGTCGCCTGACGAGCCCCGATTCGGGGAGCGCGAAGGGAAGGTCACCCCCATGCCGCGGCAGGGCGTCGTCCAGTCACTGGACGAGCCCACCGCCACCGAGTGGGCGCGCTACCTCGAAGCGCAGGAGAAGACGAACGAGCGCCGCCTCAAGTGGTTCGCCGCTATCTGGCCGGCGGTCCTCATCTTCGCCGCGCTGGCCGCCCCGGTCATCTGGCTCTGGCGCTGGGCCATCGGCGCGCTATAGCCTCCACAAGCTGCACCACCCGAAATGAGCACCACCCGATCCGAAAGGAACACCTGATGAGATTCATCACCCGCCTCACCGCCATCGGCGGCGCGGCACTGCTCGCGAGCGGAGCGGCCGTCATCGCCGTCGCCGCCCCGGCGAGCGCGCACACGATCGAGGCGAGCGCCACCTGTGAGGCGCTCACCGTCGACCTGTCCAACTACGCGGCCTCGCAGCCCGGGAAGGACGCCGTCTACCACGAATGGGACGAGACGGTGCACCACGACGCCGTCGGCACCCCGACGATCACCATCCCGAACCCGGACTACAAGCCCGCCGTGGACGCGGTGCCCGGCTCGTGGGAGAAGTACACGTGGACGGCTCCGCACGGCACCCCGTCCGCCCCGCCGCCGAGCGCCGGATGGCACGACGTCGGCACCACCAGCGACACGAAGGGCAGCACCACCGACACCATCCTGAACACGGGTGGCAAGGGGTACTTCTACTTCCTGACGCTGCAGGCGCCGGTTCCCGCCCAGCCCGCCGTGGGCGAGCCGACGATCACGGTCCCGAACCCCGACTACGTCGCGCCCAGCGACGAGGTCGTGCACCACAAGGACCTGATCTCCGCCGCCGTCGAGCCGAAGACGAACCACGTCTCGGTCACGATCGACGGGGCATCCGCCGCTGACGAGGACTTCTCGACCAGCTACCAGCACGTGTTCACCTTCTCGGACAAGTACACCGCCCACACCTGGGCCGTCGACGTGACGGCGTGGGACAACGCGGCCTACTCGTTCCACCGCACCGGCACGACCACCCCGTGCTCGAAGCCGGTCGAAGGCGTCCCGACCATCACGGTCACCGGCCCCACCTGTGAGGCCGGGTATAGCCTGGTGAACTACTCCATCCCGGAGGGCCTGTCGATCGCCGGATACACCGGCACCGGCAGCGTGAAGGCGGAAGACCTGAACCTCGGCTACGGCGAGAAGACCTACCCGGTCGACGTCGCAGCGGGGTACACGTACGACGGTCCGGCCGCGGTGAGCTTCACGCTCGTCGAGCCGCCGACGGATGCTGACTGCGCTGGCCCGAAGCCGGACGACAAGGTCGACTACGGCCAGTGGCAGACCGGCGAGTACGGCTGCGGTGACACCACCGTCACCGAGAGCCGCACCGTGACCGACACGCCGTACAAGCTGGTCGGCCGCGAGTGGGTCCTCGACACCGAGAACGCGACCACGACGACGGAGAAGCGCGACCGCGCTCTCACCGCCGCCGAGATCAAGGCGCTCGACTGCCCGGTGACCGTCGTCGTCGTGCCGGGCGCTCCGTCCGGCCCGGTGTCGATCGTGAACCCGATCCCCGCGCCGCAGCAGTTCGTGGCCGCCGGTGAGGACATGCTCGCCCACACCGGCTCCGACGAGCTCGGGACGGGCATCGGCTTCGGTGCTGGCATCCTGATCCTGCTCGGCCTCGGCACCCTCGGTGTCGCAGCCATCGTCCGTCGTCGGAAGGCGACGAACTGATGGGGGAAGCGAAGATCGCGGTCTCGCAGCAGCAGATCGACGACGTCGTCAACGACGCCTACGAGAACATCGAGGCAGGCACCACGCGGTGGCCGGGCATGACCTACGAGCAGGGCGTCGCTGACGCGCTGCAGTGGGTGAACGGCGACCGTGAGGAGAGCCCCTTCGAGGAGAACTAACACCCGGGCCACTGGTGCAGGCGGCCCACAGCGAAGCCCCCGGCGCGCATCTTGCGCCGGGGGCTTTCTGCTGTCCAGTTACTGGACGGCTCCGGTGTCATCGCCGAGCAGGCGAAGCTCCTCGTCCAGCTCGTCCGCCTCCGCGGCCGGCGGGCCTGTCGCGGTCGGGGCGGACGCTTTCCGCATGGCCCGCTGCGCCAGCTTGCGCACCTGCTCCCGCGGGATCGTGTCCTCGATGTCCTGGACGCGCTGCAGCATCTCCTCCGCGCCCTGCTCAAGCTCTGCGTCCCGGTCGATCAGCCCGGTGATGTCGCGGGTGACGCGGGCGAGCGCCTTCCCCATCGTCGTCAGCAGCTTCCCGTGCCGCAGCCCCCGCGCCTCGATCACCTTGATCCGCGCGAAAGCGTCCTGCAGCTGCTCGAGCACCTCCTCGAGGAGTGTGTTCAGCTGGCCGAACTGCTCGTCGAGGTCGTCCCGGATGTGCTTGTCATGGTTGTTCGTGACGGCCTCTTTGGTGTCCGCCACCTGCGCGCCGAGCTGCTCGGCCGTCTTCTTGAGCGCGCTCGACACGATCGCCGGAATCTGCTCGACCTTCGCGTCCGTCGACCGCTGCCGCCGCTTGTTCCGTCGGTCGAGCAGCCACCCGATGACGAGCAGCGCGATCGGACCGATGACCCACTGGATGAGGGTGTTCAGGTTCCCCTCAGTGAGGCCCGCGACGGAGTGGAACATCAGACCGTCGTGTACTTGAGGTAGACGTCGATGCGGTCTCCGGCCGCCAGGGCGATCGGCGCGACGGCGGTGAGCGGGACGAGCTGACCGCTCGCTCCGAGTGCGTACACCTGGACGCTGGTGCCGACGCCGTCGGAGCACATCACGAGCTCGTAGTTGGTCGATGCGGAGACGTCGATGAGAGTGCCGAGGCCGATGACACGACCGGCCGCCGGGACTGGTCCGCGCATCGGCAGTGTCGCGTCAAGCGGCACGACCACCGGGTTCGGCAGGGCGAAGCCTGCCGCCAGCGTGATCAGCACCTCGTACGTGACCTCCTTGCCAGCGCGCTGCATCGCCGCGAGAGCCGTGCCGCCCGCCCCGAGGGTCAGTCCCGGGGGGACGATCGCCACACCGGAGTACCCCTGTCCAGCGAGGGCGAACCGGAACGGCGAAGACGGGGTGCCAGAGCCGGACTGGACGATGCTCGGGGTGTTGAACGCCCCGCCATCACCAGCGTCGCCTACGGCGCACGAGCAGCCGGTGGAGTTGGTGCCGCCGCAGCTTGCGCACTTCGCCATGTCATCTCTCCTTCGTCGCTGTCCAGCGTACCGGTCAGTTCGCGTTGATCCCGTAAACGCGGAGGCGTCCCGTGATCTGGCCGCTGGGAATCCCCAGCCGCAGGCCCGTCGCCGAGCCGACGCCGCTGCCACACCACGCCCACCAGGAAGTGCGGCCGCCGGACGAGATCGTCTCTCCGGTCGCCTTCACCTCGGCGTTCGCTCGCGCCGGGGAGAACATGGTGATCTCCGATGAGCCACCGCCAGAGCCGGACGACGCGCCGAAGTACGGCCACTGCGTCGACGCGACCGCGCTCGCGTAGCTGGTCGAGCCCGCGTACGCCATCGTGAACTGACCGGCGCGGTAGGCGGTCGCTCCGTAGACGCCGCCCGCGTTGCGTAGCTGGGCGGCGAAGCCGGTGTTGGCCGTCGAGCCGTAGATATCGAGGTACATCTTGTAGTCCTCGAAGTCGGTGGTGAAGATGCCGTCGATGTCGATGCTGCCGCTGGCGAGCGTGAACTCGATGATGCCGGGGCCGGCCACCGCCGCGCCGACACCCGCGACCGCGGATGCGGTCATCGGAGTGCCCGGAATCTGCCGCGCCTGCGGCCGATTCTTGAGCTTCGCCAGATCCTTCTCGTGCTGCCGGAGCAGCTCCTCCTGCGTTGCGATTCCCATCAGTGGTCCGCCTTCGGTGCCGTCGACATCGTCACGTTGATCTTCTCGCCCTCCGGGTCCTCGGTCACGTTCACCTTGTCGAGCTTCTGCATCTGCACGATCTTCCGCGCCGTCAGCGACGCCTCGAGCGGAATGAAGACGCCGGGCACGAGGTCGCTCATCTTGAGCGCGCCGCTCGGGTTCAGCGCCGAGCCGTCGGGGACGCGGACGGAGACAGGCGCCGGGTTGCGGCCGTACATGTTCGACTTCGCCTGCGATGCCATCTCGTTCGCCGTCGGCTGGCTGCCGGTGTCGGTCTCATCGTACGGGTTGGAGAGCATCTCCCACTCGCCGTAGTAGGGGTCGGTCGAGGTGGCATCCGGGTAGATGCCGTAGACGCCCTGGCCGTTTGTGACCACGTACCGGGTCGCGAGGTCGAGGCCGTACTCGGTGACGGTGATGTCGCCGAGGAAGTCCTTCTGCGTGACGCGCGGCGTGTATCCGATCGGGTTCGAGACGTCCCACAGGTGGATTGCTCGGCCAAGCACGGTGTAGTCCATGCCGCTGTTCTCGGCGAGGGTGTCGATGTGGTTCCAGACGTAGTCCTGGTACTTCGCCGTCACCGCGGAGGTGCGCGCCTCGCCGGGGAAGTGGTGCTCGGTGATGAACGGCACCACGTTGATCGGCGGGCTCAGCGCCTCCTTCCGCGCCAGCTCCTGCCGGAGGATGTACGCGGCCCGGCTGACGACGGTGCCGACGTTCGGGTAGGCGTTCGTGTAGTTGTTGTGCATGACGGTGCGCGCGGCGTAGTGCATCACGTCGCGCGCGGTGATCGACACGGTCTCGCGGCCGTAGCCGAGCAGGGTCAGCGGGCCCTCCCACACCTGATCGGTGCCGCGGTAGATGCGCATCTCCATGCGGCCGCTACGGAGGTCGTCGAGCACCTTCGCGTTGTCCCGGCAGGACTGGCCGGACAGAGTCACGGTCGCGTCGGAGATGTCGTCTCGAACACGGTTCCACGACACCTTCTGCGGGCGCTTGAGCTCGCTGAGGGCCGTCTTCCCGCCGCGGTCCATGATGACGACGTGGTGGTCCTTCACGCAGGCGATCGACACCGGTTACATCCTCTGGGTCATGTCGAGCTGGACCGCGACCGTGATCGGCGCGGAGCCATC